CATCTGGCCAGCCATGCTCGCGTTTTCTCTTCTGCATTGCAAGAATGTGGTTTCTGAAACCGTCCCCGCGCCGCACACGCCCAAAGGGTATCTGAAGAAAGGTTACCCGCCTCGCGTTAGCTACAAAGTGCTTGAAGTAGAGGTGCCAGCTAATCGAAAGCTGAAGACCGCCATAACAGGCGAAGAGTTGGCGGAAAACGAAGGACCAAAAGTCCGCTGGCATCTCGTTCGTGGCCACTTCGCAACGATGACCCACGAGCGATACAAGAACCGTGGTGGAACCTATTGGGTTCCCGCTCACTGGAAAGGCGACGCGAAATTGGGAGCCGTCGTCAAAGACTACAAGCCCGTTCCCAGCAAAAACGGAGGTCAAGTTTTCCCATGAAAGAACTCAAGATCGTCGCCAAAGACAAGACGACTGAAATCGTTTTGTACGACGTGATCGGCGCGGACGAATGGTTCGGCGGCGGTGTCTCTTCCAAGCAGTTTCGCGACGCCGTCAAAGGCGTCAAGACGCCCGACATCGAGCTACGCATCAACTCCCCCGGCGGCGACGTCTTCGAAGCCGTGGCAATGATGGCGGCTGTGGACGGATTCAAGGGCACCGTTACCGCCTACGTTGACGGACTGGCGGCGTCGGCTGCGTCGGTGCTCGCGATGGCTGCTGATCGGATCGTCATGGCCGACGGGTCAATGATGATGATTCATGACCCCTACACGATCGTCATCGGCGGCGTCGATGAACTCTCACGCAAGATCGACCTCTTGGCGAACATCAAATACGACATCGTCAAGGCGTACAAGCGTCAGTCGTCGCTCTCTGAAAAGAAGATCGGCGAGATGATGAGTAAAGAAACGTGGATGACCGCGAAGGAAGCGGTTGACCACGGCTTCGCACACGAACTCAATTCGTCGTCGCGCGTGGCTGCGTTTGCTGACGTGAGCAAGTGCGGATACCGGCACGCACCAAAACTGAAGGCGCCGACGTTCACGGCGGACGATTGGAAGAAGCACAACGAACGACTCGCGGCGCTTGACGAGATGCTGAAAGGGGCGGCATGAACAGCGGCGACCGATGCCCGCAGAACTGCGGCGGGTTCCTTCGCGTCGTGAACAGCCAACTACACGGCGACCGGCAGATTCAATATCTTGGCTGTCCACGCTGCGGTCATCGACCTTGCAACAACAAGGTCGTCAAGCCAGCCGACTCGATCAGGCGCCGCAACCCAGCGGCATAGCCTTCTGCGTAACTACGCACCAACACCATCGCCTTTCCATTTCTGCGTTCTTACCATCCTCGCATAGCCGGGCGTTTCGTCGATTCGTTCAGCGACAAACCAAACTGACCTACTGCGTTCGTCTCTCTCCCGTCGGTTGAGTGCCAAGCAGGCTGCCCAACCGAGGAACCATGTCTGAGCTTGAAACCCTCAAGGCCGAACGCTCCGTCAAACTCGCCCACCTTCAAGACCTGAAGAAAATCGCCGCCGATGACGGTCGCCCGTTCACCCCGGAAGAGGGAACGACTTACGACCGTTACATGACGGAATCGGAAGAACTCAAGACGAAGATCAGCAATCTCGAAACACATCTTCGCCGCATGGCGAACCTCGACGAGATTCTGGAAAACGAAAACAAGCCGCAAAACGGCGTCGTCACGTCGGCGACCGGAACACCTACCAAAGAGAACCCTTCTCCGGCCGTCGCTCGCTCGCCCAAGCTGCCGGCGAACGCCAAGCGATACGGAGTCCTCAAGGCGTTCAAAGGTCCGAAGGCTGAAGAAGACGCCTACGTCTCCGGTCAATGGTTCCTCGCCCATGTGATGAAGAACCGCGCGGCCCAGCGCTGGTGTGACCTCAACGGCTACGGAATCAACGACAGCCCGCAGAACGCGCTCTCGACGACCGACGACGCCAAGGGCGGCTACCTCGTTCCCGAAGAGATGGCGCGAACCATCATCGACCTCCGCGAAGAGTACGGCGTCTTTCGCCGCTACGCTCGCGTCCAGCCGATGGGCTCGGATACCATGCTCATCCCGCGTCGTGCGGGCGGTGTGACGGCCTATTGGGTCGGCGAGGCCGCTTCCATTACGGCGTCGGACCCGACCTTCAATCAGGTTCGGCTCGTGGCGAAGAAGCTGGCGGCTTACGTCGTCATGTCTTCGGAAGTCGCAGAAGACGCAATCATCGACCTTGGTGACTGGATCGCCGGCGAGATGGCTTACGCCTTCGCGAACAAGGAAGACCTCGCCGGGTTCACCGGCGACGGCACGCAAGCCTTCGGCGGCATCGAAGGACTCACGTCGTTCTTCGCGGCTGGCGCCCGTGCTGGTGCGGTCGATGCGGCTTCTGGCCATGACCTGTTTTCGGAGATCGACGCTTCCGACCTCGCTGGCGTCATGGGCAAGCTGCCCGAATACGCTCGCATGAATGCCAAGTTTTACTGCTCGGCGGTCTGTGCGGAGATGGTCTTCGGTCGGCTCCAAGCGTCGGCTGGCGGAAACACCGTCCAGACGCTTCAAGGATCGACCGGCCGAAACTACCTCGGCTATCCGATCGTTGTCTCGCAGGTGCTCCCGACTTCGACGTCAGCGATCAACAACACCCCGATGTTGTTCTTCGGCGACCTGTCGAAAGCGGCGACGCTCGGCGACCGACGCGGCGTCCGAATGAAGGTCGCTGACCAACTGCTGATCCAGACCGATCAGATCGTCGTTCAGGGTACGACTCGCGTTGACATCGTCGTCCACGACACTGGCGACGCGACCAACCCTGGCCCGATCGTTGCGTTGGTTGGCAACACCTAATGAATCATCCAAAGCGGGTCCGGTTCACCGTCGCATGGCAGACCTACAGGGTCGGCATGGTGATTACGCCGGACTCCGCAATGCTCCGAAACTGGCTCATCGCGGAAGGGTTCGCGGAGTTGGTCGAGAGCGAAGTGGAAACGAAGCCCGAACTGGAGAAAGAAAGCGATGCACGCGGAACAAAACAACAAGTACGTCACCGTTTACGCTCCGGCGGCAATCGTGGACAACGCAAGTCTAACGACTAACGTCATCGACACGAAGGGTTACGACTACTGCACGATCATCGTGCAGTTGGGCGCAACCGACATCGGCATCACAGCCCTCAAGGTTCAGGAAGACGACACGACGTCATCTGGGACCGCGCTTACCAGCGGGGCGGATGTGACCGGGCTCGTGTGGGGAACGTCGGCGAACCACGTCGGCACGACCTCGACGCTTCCGAGCGGAACGAACGACGACACGATCTTCGTGTTCGAAGTCGATTGCCGCGCCCGCAAGCGTTACCTCGACGTTACGTTCACGATGGGCGACGGCTCGACCGGCGGGTTCGCGACCATCATCGCGGTTCTCTCACGCGGCAATAACCAACTCACGACGGCTGCCGGTCGTGGAGCCACGGAAATCCTTCGGCTCTAAATGTGGCAACCATCGCGGCCAATCGTCACGACCGCTCCGAGCGAGGAAGCGGTCTCGCTGGAAGAAGCGAAGCTCCATCTTCGTGTCGATTCAGACGAAGAGGACACGCTGATCCTTTCGCTGACGTCGGCCGCACGCGAGTACGTCGAGAACGCAACCTCAAGGCGAATGGTGACGACATCACTTCAGATCGAAGGACCGCACTTCTGTTCGCCGATCTGGCTCCCAGGTTCTCCGCTGATCGCTGTTCAGTCGGTCAAGTATCTCGACGCGAATGGAACGCAGCAAACGCTCGCCTCGACGAACTACGACGTCGTTACGAACGTGGAGCCGGGGCGGGTCCAGTTGTCATCGGTCGGAAACTGGCCGGTCATCAAGTGGAGCCCAATCGCGGTCCAGATCAAATACACGGCGGGCTATGGTGCGGCTTCGGCTGTTCCACCGACGGCGAAGGCGGCAATCAAGCTGCTCGTCTCGCACTGGTACACGAATCGGGAAGCGGCGATGAACCCGATGGCGGAAATCCCATTGGGCGCCCAGGCGCTCATCGACCAACTCAAAGTCTGGCAAGCGTGAGGATAATCAATGGCTGACGTTTCAATCACGGCCGCAAACGTCATCAAGCAGTCCACCGCGACTACCGTGGCGGCGACAGCTGGCGCGTCCATCACCGCAGGCCAGACGCTTTACATCGACACCGCCGACAACGACTTGATGAAGCTCGCCGACTCGGACTCCGGCACCGTCGCCGTCCGTGCGCTCGCGGGCGTCGCATTGCACGCAGCCGCAACAGGGCAACCCATCCGATACGCAACGGCTGGACCCGTCACCATTGGCGGCACGCTCGCCCCTGGACGGGTCTACGTGCTCTCGGATACGCCGGGCGGCATTATGCCGGAAGAAGACCTTGAGGCTGGAGACTACTGCTCCATCCTCGGCTACGCTTCGTCGTCGTCAACTCTGGTTATCGACATCACGAACACCTTGACCGCCGTGGATGCCTGATGCGCGGCGCCGGGCGGTTCAGCGACCGCGTCACGATCAAGCGACCGACGGAAACGGTCAACGACGTGGGCGAACGAATCAAGACGCTCTCGGCTGTCGCAAGCCGATGGGCGGAAGTCAAACCGCTCAGCGGGAACGAACGGGACTACGCGGCAAGAGTCGCTGCGGAACTCAGCTACCAAGTGGCGTTCAGGACGCCGCTAGACATTCGGCAGACCGACCAGGTCGTGTGGAACTCAAGGACGCTGGAAGTAGCGGCTGTCTTCGATGCTCCGGGCGTCGGCGAGATGATGGTGCAATGCAAGGAATTGGTGTAGCTTGGCGTTTACGGTCACAATGCTCGATCAGTATGCCTCTTCAGACGCGCAAGGTCTGCAAGCCTATACGTCGATGGAAGCCGAGCACGAAGACCGCGTTAACGTCACCTTGGACGCTGCAACCGAAGGCCAACTGACGACCCGCACCAGCGACACCGCCGGCGTTATCACGTTCACCTCGCATCCATTCTCAACGTCCGACATCGTGGACATCTATTGGGACGGCGGCACACAGCTAGAGGCGACGATCTCCGGCTCGACCGCGACAGAGATCACCTTCAGCGGCGGCAACGGTGACAACCTGCCAACGAACCTGACTGAAGTCTGGGTCTTTGAACCGACCGAGATTACGCAGGTCGTCACTAAGACCAAACAGCAAGCCATGCTAATTTCCACGAACGGCCGCATCGTCGTTCGAACCAACAGCGTCACCGTCCCAGCAAATACATGGGAGTTTGAAGAGAACGACGGATTCTCCTGGCGAACGACCGGGGTGTTCTCGAATCCCTTCGCGTCTGACGTGACGGCGTTCTGGCTCAGCAATGGGCGAACGCAAGAGACTACATTCCAGTTCAGAAACTTGAGGACGGAATGATCGAAGTCGCCCTCTACACGTTTCTGAACGGTCTAGCGGGGCTGGACGACGTCGGCACGCGCATCGAGCCCGCGATGAACAGCCAGACGAGCGCGCTCCCGCGCATCCGCTACACGCGGGTGTCTGAGCCCAACCGGGTCTTCTCCAACGACGGATTCGCCAACCTCTCGCAAGTCGTCATCCAAGCGGACGTGATTGCATCGACCTACTTGCAGGCGAAGACGCTTGCTGCTGTGATCCAAGACAACGACGGATACGCTGGCAACTGGAACGACGATTGGGAAGTGCAACTTCTTCGCGTCGATCACATCCGCGACGTGCCACAGCCTGCGGCGGGCGGCGCCGGTACTTCCCCCTACATGGTTCAACTTGAACTTTCGATCTGGCATCAGGCAAGGAGCTAACTGACGATGGCCGCGAATACCGCAACGATCGGCTATGGAGCCACAGTCAGCTACTCCGCAACGGAAGGCGGCTCTTATACCGAGATCGCCGAACTCCTGGACCTTGCGCTTCCTTCATCGACGCAGTCTAGCGTTGACGCGACTCACATGCAGTCGCCGGACAACTACATGGAGAAGATCGCGGCGCTTAAAGAGCCCGGAGAATATTCATTCTCGATGAACTTCAACGCCACGCAGTACGAGACCGTATTTGGACTTCAAGGGACGGCTAAGTGGTGGAAGGTCACGACGCCCGGCGGCGACTATTGGAAGTTTCCTGGGTTCATTTCAGAGTTAGGCGGCGAGATGCCCGTCAATGATCGCATCACGGCCGAAGTCGTCGTCACCGTCTCCGGCGCCATCGACTACACGAAGTTTGAATAAAGGGTTTTATGCTCCTCACCGCTGAACAGATCGCTGCACTCGTCTGTCCATCCGAAGTCGTCGAAGTCGAAGGCGTCGGTTCGTTCAAGGTGCGCGGTCTAACTGCCAAAGAGACCGAGTCGCTTGAAGGGCGAACTGATGTCGCTGTCCGCCTTCTGCTCTTGGGTCTGATCGGCGAGGATGGGAAACGACTGTTCTCTGACGCTCAGGTTACGGTCGTCGAGAACATCCCGCAGCCTGTCGCGAAGCCGATCCAGCAAGCGGTCCTGCGGTTGTCAGGGCAGAAGGTCAAAGGCTTCGACCCGCAGGCTGAAGCGGAAAAAAAATAGCAGGGGGCGGCGTCGAAGTCTTTTGGCATCGCGTCGCCCAGTACCTCCTTCACTGTACGAAAGCGGAGGCGAAGTTGAGAATGCCCGCCGCCGAAGTACCCGACTGGATCGAGTTCTGGCAACACGAACCACCCGGCCCACAATCAGCGAACCATTCCTTCTCTGCGTTTGCCGCCGTCTGCTGCAATCTCCTCGTCAGAATCGCCAACGCATTCGGCGGTAAACTCAAAGCCAAGTTCTCGGCCGACGACTTCACGACGACGAAGAAATATCGCCAGCATCCATCGCAGGAAGAGTTGACGACGAAGCTCCACATCTGGGCGAGGCGAGCCAATGCCGACCTAAAGAAACGGGGGCGGTAATGGCGAAGAAATCAGGGGCCAGTCTCGCCCGTGCGAACCGTCTGATTAAGAGGTTCAACCTCATCCCGCAAGCGGTCTTCGACGAAGCGGAAAAGGTCATCACTGAACAGGCTGGCGACATCGCAAGCGGGGCGTCATCGCTCGCCCCTGTCGGTGAAGATCATGGCGGCGAACTCTCAAGGAAGATCAAAGCGAAGAAGACGAAGAAGCAGAAGACTAGGGTTCGCGGGACTGTCGCATCCGACGCCCCGCACTCGATTCACATCGAATACGGAACGGCAGAACAGCCGCCGCAGCCTTATATCCGCCCGGTTGTACGCAGGGGAAATCGACTTCAAGAGATGTCCAAACGCATCCTCGCAGCGTTCGACAAAAGATAGGAGCCCTCGTTGGCAGTCACAGTCGAGAAACTGAAAGTCGATCTTGCCTTCGATTCAACGAATCTGCGCCGAGGGTTCGCCGAGTCCATCAAGGACGTCAAGTCTTTCGAGGCGTCGATTGGCGGTCTTCATGGCAAGATTAT